GATCTGGTCTGCATTCTACTGTAAAGGATATCTTGCCGGTAGAGTGACGGTTAGAGGAGTAGATTTTCAGCGTGGAAAAGGAGATACAATCTCTATTCGTATTCGAAGTAAAAGAACCGCACAAGGGCCACTTGCTGCTTGTGAGTGTCTAAGTTGTGTTTCAAGTTCGTTTACCAAAGTGAGTCTAACCTTAGATTCATATGGTGATCTTGCTGAAATTTGTGAACTTGATCTTCAATTGGCCGGTGACGTTGTAAAAGACGGAATCATCGAAGATATGGCTTCCGGACTTGCCGAACAAGTCGATCTTGAAATTTACAACCAGTTAGTAACCGCAACCACAAGTTTTACCGCAACTCTTGACTCGTGTTGTTCTGACCCAAGTCTTGACTCATGCTGCTTTGATACTTTCAATCTATACAACGCAATTGTAAAGATGGAAGCAGGTATGCGTGAAGCAGGATACCACCCCGATTATATCATCGTGTCACCTTCCGTTGCTGCTCACTTCAAATACAAAGAAGCAGTAAGTGCAAAGGGATTACAGATCGCAATGTCCGGAAACGAACTTTCAAAGATCGGAACAATGAGTGTGATCGAATTCCCATGTGCCAACTTATGTGACGGTGCTGCGGGTATCGTGGCAGTCTTACTCGATTCAAGTCGAGCAGTTGGAGAAGGATGGGGTATGAAACCCAAGTTGGAACAGGATCGAAACATCGATTGTGATTCAACAACTGTGGCCATACACATGTATGTCGGTATTGATGAACTCGATGACAACGCTATCGGGCTTATCAGTGCACCATCTTGTCCGTAAATAATTGGGGGGTAAATCCCCTCTCTTAATTCTTTCGTTGGAATAATCCAAGTTCGACTCTTGGGAAAGGATATATGTCAGAACCAAAGTGGTTAATTAAAACACCTGCGGAATTCATTTGCACAGATAATTATTATCTGATCAAAGGAAAAAAATACGCACGTGTAACTCGAATCAATAGTATCATCGATAAACCAGAATTAAAAAACTGGTATGCGAAAACAGGTCCAATAAAGGCAAAAGAAATATTAAAAAAACGTGCAGGATTTGGATCAACACTACATAAATTGATTGAAGTAACACTAAAAAAAGAAGTATTAACAAAAGCAAATTATGATTCAATGTTAATAGAAAGCATTGAATTATTTGAAAAGTGGCAAGAAAAACATGAATTACTACCAGACTCACTTGAACAACATCTCTGGTCTGAAAAACACAAGTATGCGGGAACTGCCGACTACATTGGAATATTCGATGGTAAATTATACATTCTTGATTGGAAATCATCAAGAGGAATTTACGATGAATATTGGTTGCAAATGGCAGCATATGTAAATGCATTTGAAGAACAGACAGGGTTAAAAGTAGAGGGAGTTGGAATATTACAAATTCGTGATGGAGAGACAAATTTCATAACAAAATCATACGATGAAATAATGAGTGTCTACTTCCCAGTATTTCTTGCTGCAATGACAATATATAATTGGAAACATAAAGGTGAGGTAGAATGAAACATTACATCGTAACTCAACCAAAAGAATTTGGAACATATCTTCGTGGAGATACAGTTGACATATACATTAATATAAAAGATACACTAACTAATCAATTAAGTGATCCAAGTTCTGTAAATATTACAATTAGAAGTCCATCAAATGTGGTGGTAGATGGACCAACTCCAATGATAAATTTATCAACCGGTATCTATGAACATGAATACTCAATACCAACGAGCACGACCATTTACCCATTTGGTATTTACGAGGCACATATTTCAACAGTTACAGATAGTTCATTAACTGTTTTTAATTTCGTTGTATTTCCTTGGGATGTTGTCTCAAGAATAAGATCATTATCTGGAATTTCGCAACAGGCAGACATATCAGATTATCATTTAGCAACACTCGCATGGTTAGCATACGAAGAAACACTTGAGACAATATATGAAATGCACGAAAAAGAAAAACCATTGTGCGATCCAGTTACAGGTGATTATATTGATGGAGTAAATACAACATTTCAATTAACGAATTATCCATTAGCTGATCACAACGGAGATGAACAAATAACTGGTTCTGGTCAAATAGCATATGGGTGGGATGTTGAAGGTTATTATATTGATTCAACCGGTGCTAAACAAACATGTATAATTACTGTTTCAGATTCAAGTTACGGAATGGTAACAATAACAACCGGTGGTGCAACACCAATACCCGCAGACGCATGTGGAATTTACGTTAAATATTACACAGAATCACCAACATATAACAAACAATTAATGCAAGAAGCAGTCGCATGTTTATCTGCATATAAGGCAGCAATCGCATTCCAAAGTTTAAATAAAGCAACTCTTGCAGATTTACAAACAAACAGAGACATGCTATACAATAGATTCCTAATAAGGTATGATCAAATAATTGAGGAAATAGGATTTCCAAATATTGGTGCAGGTAAATAAGTGGTAGAATGACTTGGGCAGATATAAACTATGAATATAAAAAGACAATCACTGTCGATAAGAATAGAGTATATCATACCATAACAGACTACCCAATTTTAGTTTACAAAGTAGATGTTGATCTAAAAGATGTTTCAAACGGTGGACATGTGAGATCATCTTCTGGATTTGACATATGCTTCTATGATTCAACAGAAACAATAAAATTAAAACATGAACTCGTTGGATATGATCCAATAACTGGAAAACTTTATTGTTTTGTGAAACAAACAATAACACCATCAGCAGACACTATAATATATATGTATTATGGAAATGTTCACCAAACAACAGATCAATCAACAACCGATACGTGGAATTCAAACTATACTGCCGTATATCACATGAAAGATTTTGATACATCGCACGTGCATGATAGCACAATTAATGCAAATCATCTAACAAAAAATGCAGTAAATACTCCAATAGAGTCATCGACTGCTAAGTTTCACAGATCACAATATTTCGATGGTGCTCTTACAACATTTATGGATGCAGCAAGTCCAGTTGTTGGAACAGGTGCAAAATCAGTTATTTTTCACGTTAAAAAACCAACAGATGCAAATAGAAATGTTGGTATTTCAAATTCTGATGTAAATGAATACTCTGGAATAACAATGAGAATAAGACCTTCAACGTGGTCAGTTGCATTTAGAGTTGGAAATGGTGCACCCGTAGGAGAATACTTTGATTTCGTTTCACTCGATCTATATGATTACATACGATGGTGTATGTATATTTTCGTCTGTTCAACGGTTGCAGACCCACTTCATCCGGAATATAGTTTTCCAAGATTACATGGATACAATGAACAGGGAGATCACTGGTTTAGTGGTGCACCAGTTGGAACAGAAGCAGCAGGAACAAGTAATTTAAGATTCGGTAAATCATACTCCGCTTCAATACCATATCCATTTAAAGGATACCTCGAAGAAGTTGAAATTTTAAATGTTCAATTAATGGAGGATCAAGTTTGGACAATAATGGAAAACCAATGGTATTCTTCAACATTTTATTCATTTGGAATCGAAGAAGTAGCACCACCATTACCACCAACACCAGACCCAGTTTATGAAAGTTTTGATCCACGAAAAGACATAAGAGATGGCATAAGCACAGAGGCAGATATATATTCAAGTGGAGTTAATCAGAAAGTTTTAACATTTACTGATATAAACGGAAATATACAACAGATTCCAATATACTTATCAGAAGAAACAAAATCAAGTAATTCACCATTACCTTCTTTACCATTGATTGAATTATGTCTTGTTTGGGAGAAATCAGACCCACAAGATATAGGTGCAGATACAAGAAAAAATTTTGCACATGTTGATATCAATATTTACTATCAACATAACGATGAAGTCGATCAAACAATATTGGGCCAAGAAATTGCAGACACATTATGCAATATAATAAGATTAAAACAAACACAATTAATCCCTGGTGTTAGTTTTGTAAACTTCAATGGAGTGAGTTACATACCACCAGAAGTTCGTGATAGACAGGTTGTTTATCACATAAACATAGAATTAGAAGCACTATGGTATAATTGATGGTGAAAAACATGACAGACACAAACATAAATGAAAAAAGCATAAAGGTTACAGGAACTTTACATATCGTATTGACCGATGAACACGGAAACATAATACAAGAGTCATGGGAAGAAAATCTTGTCGTTACCGTAGGATTAGCACACATCGCAGATCAACTAAGTAGTGTTCACGATGAATTAGCAATGAGTCACATGGCAATAGGTAATGATGACGATCCTGCACCCGCATTAGGAAATACGACATTAAATAGTGAACTCGGTAGAGTCGCATTGACAAGTAGAACACAAGGTGTTGTTTTGACAAACACTGTCGTTTACGTTGCAACATTTCCACCAGGAACGGGAACAGGAAATATCGTTGAAGCAGGATTATTTAATGCAGCAGTTGCGGGAACAATGCTCTGCCGTAGTATCTTTGCAGTAAAACCAAAAGGTGCGTTAGATACATTAAATGTCACATGGACATTAACAATAGCTTAAATAAATAATAGATGATGTGAAATGACAGACACGATCTTCCAATGGGATACAACTGAAACCAGTTCTGGTTCATCTGCGAGTAATCAAGCAAGATTACCGTTAGAGGCATCCGGAACATACGATTTCATTGTATATTGGGGAGATGGATCGAATAATCACATAACAGTTTGGAATCAACCAGAAGTTACTCACACGTATGCATCCGGTGGAATGAAAACAATTACAATAAGTGGAACATGTTACGGATTTAGATTCAATAATACAGGTGATAGACGAAAATTGAGAGAAGTAACACAGTGGGGTAGTTTAAGAGTTGGTAACAATCAAAATTATTTCTACGGGTGTAATTTCATTAGAGTATATGCAACCGATAATCTTGATCTAACTGGAACAACGGATATGACAGGAATATTCAGAGAAGCAAATTATCTAAACGATGCAAGTGTTGGAAATTGGAACACATCCGGTGTTACAATTATGACAAATGCATTTTATAATGCAACAAGATTCAATAAAAGTCTAAATAGTTGGAATGTTTCAAATGTAACAAACATGAGTGGGATGTTCTGCGGTGCAGCAGCATTTAATGGAAATATAACAAGTTGGAATACATCTAACGTAACAAACATGAATGATATGTTTAATGCAGCAGGTGGATTTAATCAAAATATTGGAAGTTGGGATACATCAAAGGTTACAACAATGACAGGAATGTTTGCATTTGCAGCAACATTTAATCAAAACATTGGTGGATGGGATACACACTTAGTCACAACAATGTATGCAATGTTCTATGGTGCAGCAGCGTTTAATCAACATTTAAACAGTTGGAATGTTTCAAATGTGACAAACATGATGTTTATGTTTAGAAATGCATCAGTATTTAATGGTAATATATCGAGTTGGGATACATCAAAAGTAACAAATATGGATGCAATGTTTCAACAGGCATATTTATTCAATCAAAATATTAGTGGATGGGATACACACTTAGTTACAAACATGGAAGAAATGTTCGATTATGCAAATGCTTTTAATCAAAATCTCGGTAGTTGGAATGTTGCAAATTGTAATTATTTTGCAGACATGTTTTATCATTGCACACTATCAACTGCAAATTATGATGGTATATTGATAGGGTGGTCTGCTCAGACACTAAAAACATATAAAACGATAAGTTTCGGATTTTCAACATACTGTGCAGTTGCAGCGAGAGCAATATTAACTGGAACATATCACTGGACAATCACAGATGGTGGAATGTCTGGATCGTGCGGAAGCACATTAACACTAACGATAGCAGATACAACAACTGGAATAACAGATTCACCAGTTGAACAAGCTGATTACAATGTGGCTATTTCAGATACATCAATAATAACAGATTTACTTTCAAATTCAATAATTTATAATATAAGTATTGCAGATTCAGTTTTAACAACTGATCTAATAAGTCTAAACAGAATAAAATATTACACGTTCTTTGATCCAAGAAAAGCAATTAGAGACACAATAGGTTCTTTAATTGACATAAATTCAGACGGTAGAGATTGGCGATCTATAACAGTGGTTGTTGATGGAAATGATCATCACATCCCGATATATTTATCTGAACAAACAAAATCACACAACTCACCACTTCCAACTTTACCATTAATTGAATTAGAGTTATCCTCGAGTAAAACAATTCCAGAGAATGTTATGGCAACAGTTAGACGATGTGAGGCAATCGTAAAACTGAATATCTACTATCAGAGAGAGGATAATGTAGATCAAGCAGACTTTGGAAAATTGATTGCAGATGAATTATGTAATCAAATAAGAAACAATCAGTGTTCTATACCAGGAACGCAATTTGTAAATGTGAGAAGCACGGGTCGTGTAATCACAGAAGTTCGTGAAAGACAGGTTGTGTATAAAAGAGTAATGGAGGCATATGCGTTATTCTACGACACACCATAACAAATTAGAATAAATAAAAATTAAGGAGGAAAAAAACAATGGCAAGTTTAGGACTTCCCTTTCAGGGAAAAATCTGGTATTATGTCGAATCTGCCTACGGTAGTGGACCGTCATCAGTAGGTGAATTGCCCATTTCCGTTAAGGTAGTTGACGCAAAACCAGGAGTAGGCGACAAGCACAAAAAGTTGAGAGGAATCGATAAACGAGAAGCGTGTTATTTGCTCGAACAGTGTAACGATTTTACATTCCACTTAGAATACATCCCACAAGTTGGAGATACTCTATTTGAGGATGTAAATATCAGTGATCCAAGTGATTGTAGATTAGAAACAGTTGCTTTCGTTCTTGTTACAAATGACTGTCTCGGTGCTGATCAATCGATCTATCTTATCTCAGGTGCAAAGGTTAAAACAACACGTGTATCCGCAAGTCACAATACAGAATATATGTATGTGATGGATTTTAGCGTTGAGAGCATTGTTACTGCATCATCGCCAACAGGATACTCCGAACCTGCTGCACTCACGGGAGACATCTGTGCTTTTAATGTCGCAGGATCGATAACTAAAGACGGTGGAGACTTTGCATACATCCTGAATTCAATCGATGTAACAATCGATCAAGGAATAAAGGACTACTGGGATCACGATTCACTCGAAAAACAATTTGCAATAGAGGGTGAATTCAACGTAGAAGGATCAGTAGATATTTCACTCGATGAGGGTGGTGCGATGCATTTCGCAGAGGTCTTAGCACAAGATGATTTCACAATCGTCTTAAATCTCGGTGCTGCCGGTGCACCAAAGATCACCATCAACAACTGTAAGTGGAAGAACAGTTCAATCGATGTCAACATCTCCGGTGAAGATATGAAGGAGTCTGCACCATTTACTGGTAAGACAATTTCATACGCAACTGTCTAAGTAGGTGAATGGAGGGATTCACCACCCTCCAATATTATTTAATCTGTGGGAATAAACAAGGTTCGACTCCTTGGGATTGAAGTGAGGTAATAAAAATGGTAGAATTATATAGCGTGAAATGCGTATTAGAAGGTAAGACCTTTGAGATGCCAGAGTGGACAGTAAAGAAACATGAAACTTTACTTGAAGAAATGATTCCATACGATGAAAAATTAAAATCAATGAAAATAACACAGAAAGATTACGATAGAGCATATAGAGTAAAAATGATATTAATGTCAATCAATGAAGTTGATCCAAAAGTAACAGAGTCCGATCTTTCAACACTACATCCCGATGATTTCATCGAACTGTGGATTGCAGTTTACAATTCTGGAAAACGAGGAGTTGTGAGAAAGAAACCTTCGGATTTTCAGAACGGGGAAAAGACCCCGATATCAAAATAGGATTAGAAGAACAACTTGACAACATGCGAAAATGGAGGTATAGAATTTATCTCCACGTAGGAAATATGAAAGATATATTAAATATGACACTCCTTGATTTCCAATCTGTTGTTGATGAAATGATATACGAAAATACACCGAGAGATAAAAGATATGGTCATCAGACAGAATCGCAAAAGGAAATGATCAAAAGATTAAAAGAAATTAAAAAGGTGAAGTAAGATGGCCGGAGATGTTGAGAAAAAGATTACTATAAAATACTCGAGCACTGGTTTAGCTGAACTCACTCGGCAAACAGAAAATTACAGTCGGAGTTTAAAGACAATTACAACTACGAACCAAACTCTCAACACTCAAACTGGAACATGGCAAACAACGAGTCAGTCGATTAGAAACACCACTGGAACAATGGGTGGATTGAAGGGTGCACTGACAAGCACAATGATGGGATTCATCGGAATAAACGCAGCGATAGGTTATGCATCGGAGGCATACCAAGAACTTCGTAAATGGATAGATGCATCAGTCGTTTCATATAGAGCATTCGAGTATCAGATCGCAGAGGTCAGTTCCATCTTAGATAGCACAACCAGGGATACATTACCATCACTTGAAGTTGGTCTTTCAACTCTATCGATAACATACGGTAAATCAATCGGTGATCTTACAAAAGGATTATATGAAATAGTTTCAGCAGCTTTCGATGTCGATGATGCAATGAACCTATTGAATGTTGTTACAAAAGCATCAATGGCAGGATTAACAACTGTTGAGGGTGCTGTTAAAACCTTTACCGGTGTTCTAAACGCTTATGGACAATCTGCTGCACATGCTGCGGAATTATCTGATCAGATGTTCGAAGCAGTTATTCGTGGTAATTTTACATTTAAAGACTTAGAAGGATCACTTGGATATGTAGTTCCAATTGCTGCAAACCTTGGTGTTGAATTTAAAGAAGTTGCTGCATCACTTGCAACCGCAACAAGACAAGGACAACACATAGATTCAGTGACAAGGGGTCTTGGTCTTTTAATGCAGGGAATGGTTGATCCAACGAAGGAAGCATCCGAAGCAGCAAAGAAATATGGAATAGACATGTCAGCAACCGCTTTAAGAATAACGGGATTAACTGGATTCTTCAAACAATTACACGATGCAACTCAAAAATATGGTATGCAAATTCTACCAGAATTAATTGGAAACATGAGATCATTGAGAGTAGCGATGGCATTAACTGGTGATGAAGGAATACAGGGATTCACGGAAGATATGGCACTGTTGGAAACCGCAACTGGTAAAACCGATGCTGCATTAGCTGCGATGATGAACACTCAGAAAACAATGTCTGACATCCTAACTCAATCAATGGAAAAAGTAAATAGAAGTATTGGTGAAGCATGGTCTGGTGTCGATATCTGGTGGAAGAAAGCACAATTATGGTGGGGAACTTTATTATCCGGTGGAGATGCCGATAAAGCAGTCCAGGGATTCGACTCCGCAGTAGAAGCAATGCGTCAATCTTACATTCAAAATATAGTTCAACCTGCTGCATCCGGTGAAAAAACAATCTTTGATAAATTACAAGAAATGGATGTTCCATCAACCGTAACACCTGCTTTTTCAAAATTGATTAAAGATACAATGCAATTTGGCACTGTTAAACAATACCTTGACGTTACAGATCAGGCAGAATCGTTAAATAAGGAAGCAACCGCAGCAACAAATGCACAATTGGCAATTAAATCATTATTGTATCAAGCGGAAGTTGCCGGTAAAGAATTAAATAAAAAGAGTGTTTCCCCATTACGATATCACTATGATCAGAATATGAATAAGGGTATGCAATACGTTGATCAAAACACTCTTGCAGTTGCTAACCAAGCATTATCCGTTCTCGGAATGAATACCGTTGATACAACAATGTCAATATCAGAATTAAATAAAGTTCTTGAGAATGTTAATGTTAGAAGTGCAGATTTAACTGGTTCACTCGAAGGTGTAACGAAAGCAGAGAACGAATTAAGACCCGCAGTAGATCAATTTCAATCAGCATTCGAGGACATGAGTGCAGCGATAGCTGATCACCAAGACAACATAGTATCACTTGAGGCAGAATTAAGAAAACTCGAAGAACAAATAAGTGATACATATAAGGGATTCTCTGGAAAACTTACATATGAAGTTGAAGTTAAAATATCAGAAAACAAAATGGATCAATTTCAAGAGTATTCAAACATGGCAGCAAAGTATGGATCAGAATACATAAATGAATGGACAAATGTATTTGATCAATATGGTAACAACATGTCAGATGTTCTCAAAACTATCTACGAATATAACGATGCATTGGAAGAACAAACACGTGCACAACAGGAAGCGAAGAATGCAGCGAGAGAACTTGAAATACAACTTGCAGAGAACAACATTCAGATGCTTAAACTACAATTGGCCGGTATGATGAGGCGTAGAGGAAACACACGTGCAGAACAACGTGAAATGAAAATGATTGAGATTGAAAATACTAAAATTAGAATTCAACAAATGCAACAACAGTATGATGAACAAGTTGCAAACCATGAAGAAACAAACGATGCAACTCGATCAGCTTATGAGGAAGCACAACAGATTCTTCAAGCATACACTGATTATGAAAAACATCAATTGTGGTTACTGAAAGACACACGTGCGGAGGACATTGCCGATCTTCAACAGAACATACAAGATCAGAAAACACTGTATGAATCAAGAACAAAGATGTTGCAGGATGAGTATGCACAATTGAACTCGATGACAACATTATACACACAAACATTGATGGCAGTTGCTCGTGATCCTGAACTTGCAGCACAGTATAAAAAATTCTTCGGTATCGATGCAATGGAACAGGCACGTATTGCATACGAAGATTACATAACTTTCGTTTCACAAAATCCAGTATCGGGAGGAGTTGGGGGATCGGGTGGTGGAGTTCCTAAAGTTAACACATATAGAGTTAAATCAACTAATCCACCACCGGATTTCGTTGGTCCAATTCTTGAAAAATCAGTTACATCATCGAGTGGTGTGACAAAATCATACAATTGGAAAACAGGTGTTGGTGATAAATCAATCACATCATTGAAGATTGGAGACACAATCGGATGGACAAGAGGAACTAACTATATTCCAGAAACGGGAATGTATCAATTACATAAATATGAAAAAGTAGTTCCGGCAGGTGGGGAAGGTGGAGAATCAATTTCAAATGTTGTTACAATTAATATTAACAATCCTCAAGTGAACAGTGATCAAGATATTTCAAAACTTGCGAGAACCCTTGAGAACGTGATGAGAGCAAACCTTACCGATAAAAAATACGGCAAGAGTAAACACAGGATAGCATAACCATGACGAGAGCAGGAACGTATAATAATCAAATAAAACCATCTATACCATATATAGAACTGCATGGTGCAAATTGTGATTACGTTGCAGACTCACCAGATTGGAATACTTTAAAGTGGCAGATTGTTAAAGTCTTGACATCTGATTTCATAGATGAGAGTGGATCGACAGACGAGGGAATAAAAGTTGTTACAACTGGAATATACAGAATTGATTTTGAATTATGTCTTGACAATAGACAATGTAGTGGAGAAACACTTGTAATGACGAGAGTGGTCAAAGGAAGTGGAACATCACCATTATATGATTCAGAAGAAATATTATACTCTGGAAGTTGCGGATCGACTGCGAGTATTGTTCAATTGAATTCATCGATAACTGTTTATCTTGAAAAAGATGAACACGTTTATTTTCAATTCAGAACAGACGATGCATCAACAACAATAATGTCAGAGATTGATGTTAATGACGTTTACAGAAATTTTTCAAGAGTTAGAATATCATTCATCCCACTTGGTGGATGGAATAACAACAACTGTGGAAATATTATAAACAGAGGAATTAGGCGATAAAATGGCAGACGATCTTCCATATTATGAGACAATGTATGGGATATACATTGAAGATTGGGATTGGAGTTACGGAAGTGGATTCTTTGCAAACACACACTTCATGTTAACAAAAGAATACTTAAATGAAGGATGTTTCACAACCGATTACACGACTCTATCCAATGGAGAAAATGTTATAATGTTTCTATATCCACATTGGATTAAAAAACAGTATTACATCGAAGGTGTCTTAGAAGGTCAATTCTGTATTTCAATAGTCGGTGGAGTAGATGGAAGATTATACACATACAAAGTTAGACTTATGAAACTACATGAAGATGGAACAATCGGTGAAATAGGATCAACTGGAACGAAAACAGTTATTAACCAATACTATGCATATGATATAGACATCGGAGTAGGCGATGAGGGTGTCTATCAATTCTATATGACAATCTCACCAGAAAAAAAAGTATTGGATAAGGAACGTCTATATGTTGAAATAACATTAGATGTTGATGGAACAACTGGTGATATGTGTTTGTATCACTCAAATGATGCAACATGGGAAGATTTCAAAATTAGTATTCCATTTAGAGGATTATAATGCCAGGACCACAAGTTGGAACAATAACATTAAGTTGTGATATTTCAACACCATCGTCAGTGATAATCAGGCCAATTGGAACTGGTCTGTTGAATCAACATAAAGTTAGAACAGGTGCATTTACAATAGGCCCTGGTGGACCATCGAATTACCAAGAAGTCGATGAAGTTGTATGTGATGACACACTATCGTTTGTTGTTTGGAATGAACCATCAATCGTTAGTGATCTTTATTTATTTGAAGATATATCACTACCGAGCAACTATGAAATAAAATCAATAATAGTAACTGCAAAAAACTTATACGATCACTCACTGTCCACAAATTATAAATATAAACTTTTAATCTATGATGGTTCAGATATTTATAGATCACCAAATTTACAAATTAAAAATGGACTTGGTGACTACTGGTTCTATCATACTGCATACGGAAGTTCAAGTTGGGCTTGGTCAAGTCAACCAAGTGATGATTCACCATTAACACAAGATTATATAAATAATCTACAAATAGGAGTAGAGACAAGTTCACCAACAGATTACGATCCAAATCAATTAACAATAGTTGTAACGGGTGCGGGAGATTTAACAGAACTGACACCACAAGGATCGGCAAGTAATTGGGAGAACATAAACGAGGATTGGATATTTTCAGAAACAGATTACAATTATACGACAACTGCAACAACTTGGAAGTATGATTTATATGGATTAAATGATTATCCATTGCCATCTGAACGTGGTCCAATAAGTCATATAATAATTCATGCATTTTGTAGACAGAATTATGTTTGGGGAACGATGTCACAGGCAAAAACGGCAATAAAAACTTATGGAAATATCTATTATGGAACTGCTGTCAATGTTGGTAATCAATCATACTGGCAAGTTCCAGTTGAAACAACATATACAAAGAACCCATTTACAGGTAATGATTGGACATGGCCAGAGATCGATGCCCTACAAGCAGGTATTGGACTTTATAGAAGTGCCGATGCATCTTGGGTGAGATGTGCATGTTGTTTCGTTGAAGTATTTGCCAATTCACTTGGAAATGCACAGATCGCAACATCTCAAATTTATGCAACATTAAACATATCGATAAACACAACTGAAACATGTTCATTACCAAAACCAGTAGATATAGACGTAAGACATGAAGTAGATGCTCGTGGATTAAACTTCTGGTCTGGAAACAGAGAAGTCTATGCACTCGGTAGAACATCAAAGAGAACGGTGTTGTCTGGAATAATGTGGGATGGTTGCACCGATGGAACGTCAACGTGCGAGGACATCATAAACTGCATAAGAACGATGGCAAAACGTCAACTACCAATAGCACTCACAGGATTGCGTTATTCATATCTAAACACAAATTACAACATCATATCATTCGCTTGGAAGAAACAATTCAACTGTTCAAATATTTCAGATTGGGAACTTGAATTAGAATTCTGCGATGAATCTCCTGGTGGACCACCGAGTGGTTTCACATATACTTTCCCAATGGAGTTGAGTTAAATGGCAAATTTCAATATAGCATGGACAGACACAGATGGAACACCATCAGATGTTGATCTACATGTTCCATACAATAAAGCAGAGAGTGGACAGTTGTCATTTGGAGTTAATAATTTTTCTTTCCGTAGCGGAAATTACGCTTCATATATAAATGGATTGGATGATGAGATGTTAAGTCTCAATGGATATGAGGATGTCGATGCAATGACTAAGTTCGAAGCACTTCACTATGTTATGGATAGTTGTTTAGAAGTGACGATCTCCGGACTTAACTCGGAAGATGACGGAACATATATAATTGCATCACTCTCATATTCACCAATCGGATTGGATGTATTCGAATATAGAATACAATTAAAATACATAAGCAATGAAGTAGATTTGGGATTCCCTGAAACATTTGATGAGTGGGAATTAGATTAGGAGGAAAAAACATGGCATGGAATGATACAAAAATAACTGGCGATCATGTGACCGCAGCAGAATGGAATGCGATGGTGACTTATATTGAATCTTTACCAACTGAGTCAACACCACACATTATACCATTTGAAATTTATGACGCAGTTGATGGTATTACACCACGATTTATATTTGACTACGCAGAAGCAGGATCGTTACCAAGCACATCAATTTTGCAAGGTAACAGTAATGCAAACTATGATCTGCTTATTCAAGCAAACAGTGGTGATAATCTACCATACATTAGGTTAAACTACGATAGTTCAATAGATTTTGCAGTAAATTACGGTGGCAGAGACAATAGAATTCTAATGCAATTCATGGATAGTGGTTCACCATACGTTAACTTAGAGCACATACTAACAGAAGTAGCACCATCTGTCTTTGAAATCGCACTAACAGTTACATCAGAATTTGGAGTAGGTCCAACGGATGTTGATCTTGCACTATACCCTGCCGGTGATGGACACGTTAAATTCGGAACGTATGAAGTAATGAGCACCGAAACATTCAGTGGATTCATAGAAATTTTAGATGCATCCGGAACATTAAGAAAATTAATGGTCTGTGAAATAGTAGCATAGGAGATGAAAAAATGGTATTGGTAGACATAAACATAAACGAAATTCAGGCCCTTGATATAGTTTTCAAGGAATGTAAAGTAAGACTCGATGCTGCGGAATTACTCCTCGGATTACGAGCAAAAATATACAAATCATATAAAGCAGAACTTGAAAAAAAGGTGAGTGAGAATGAGAAGAAGTCCGGTTAAAAAGATCGAACCAGATCAAATGCGGGAATTGCTTAAGAACATTAAAGCACTATCACAAGAAGCAAAAAAACCGGACACAAAACCAAATTATGATAGTGTAACAAGTAAAGAGGTTCTATTCTATTTCCTCGCACAGTTTGCCGATCTCGAGACTCGAGTAACAAAGATAGAAACCACCCAAACCTGCTTAATGTGGTTCATGGGAATAGCCCTCGCAATCGTAGGGGTGGTGATCGTATTATAAATATAATTGAACTCGAGTGCATGTTCATAATGCTTCTTGCGATCCCGATCTTACTGAAAGTCAGAGACTACTTATACAAACAGAAGGGTTATACAGTTCACTATCTCGAGAATACGATCTTCAATGGATTATTCTTTACGGGCACATTTATCGTAGGATTAATAATAAAAGACAGATTAATTGTGCTCTTATCACTTCCATTTCTCGTGTGGTTAATCATACCATTAGTGATGTTTTCACTACGGCAATGGAAAGAATTTCTTGATTTATTGTCAATATATTTAAGGAGGTAAATTATGACAGACGAAGTAGTAAAGAAATCAAAAGAACCATTGGGCCTAACGAAAGGTAGCGTGAGAGCAATTATCGTTCTATCTCTTATAGGACTTATTGCTGCATGTTTGGGTTTAAAAATATCCATACCTGAGTTTTTAGTCGCCCTGGTAATCATGGCCGTAACCTTCTACTTTAAAGACCGATCCGACAAGGAATGATCCGTTTCAAAAAAGCCATAAAAACGGATTATTTAAAACGGTTTTTACAGTAGAATTAGAAGTCGGGGTATGATCTACCACACACCCCGACAATCTCCTTTTAATCTTATTCAACGATATACTGGCTATTTACCCTTATACAGTTGATTAAACATCAAATAAAAGTGGGTTTTTTTTTATCTTGAATACGTTTCCAATCCTCTCGAAATTCGTAGACATCGCCATTTGTTGTTTTCTTATGGTCCTCATAGGGTGCTAACATCCTTCGATAGAGTTCCAATTTGCAGCACTCGAGCATTCCTATGATTTCATTATACCGTGCGTAGTTGGGTTTAATTCCAAGTTGGCGATCTATAATCTTGGTGATCAAATAGTTAAGTTCTCCGGCATTAAGATTATTCAACTCTGGTCTGGCTAAAAATGGTGCGAGGATCAAGTTGAACTTCTCTCGATCTTCTTGTTTAATGTATGGCATAATTATCTCCTCTTTAACATTTTCAATTCGAATTCAAGGGCCTTTTCCTCTGCCTTGGCCCAAAGATAATAGTGGCCTAATTCATGGTAAACGATACCGATCCATGCTTGACAATTTCCCTTGTAATTGTAGGGATAAAGAAGTTGTATGTTTCCATTACCCATGCACATTCCGACACACTTCTCGTGACCGAATGTTCTCCGAAAACGGACCTTCGGAACTGGCATATTGTAGAATGCACAGAATATAATCAGTGCATGATCGAATGGTGTTCTATTGTTAATATATTCATTGGTGATCTCCGCATTATAAAATGTTTTCAATAGTTTATATAATCTTTTCGATGTCAACAAAGACGGCAATAGTATTTTCGTCATTTCTTTACAACCTTCTTTTTTGATTTTTTTGTGGTTAACTGTCGTAACCTGACCTGTTCTTCTTGTATCTGTTTCAACATATCCCAAGTGAGATATCTTGACATGCTCATTAAATCCTCAAGTTCTTTCTCTCGTCTTGGAAGTTTAAGGAAACGATATGAAACATAACCTATTAAACAACAACCAAGCAGGTATCCCATTGCCAAACCAGGAGTTAAGGTTATAGGAAGTCCTGTGGTTGCCAGTGCAAGAGGAATTAAAGCGAATAGGAATAGAATGTCTTTGAACATTCCAAGGTAATAACTACCCTCGGAATAGGTGTTTCTCCAAAAGACAAACATATCCCGTATTCGCTTATGGCCGAGTCTCGAAGTGGAGGTTGCTTCGTAGACATCTATGTTATCCGAATACTTTGCAAGTTCTTTTGCATACTTATGAAAAGGAAATTTTGGCAACTACTCACCATCCTTTTTCCATTCTATATCGATAGTCCATTTTGGTAGATTTTCGTTCATCCATTTCAATACCTCATCCCAGTTTATTTTTTCCTTGAAACAATTAAATGGAATTCTCTCGTCTATTCTTCGAATGATATCCGATTCTACGCCATCATATATTGACGGTTTTCTTTTTGTAGCCATTTTTCTTCATCCATTTTTTAAAATCATCGAGTGTTTTAAATCTATGATCTGCGTATATTCTGATCCAAGGATGTTCACAGTAATTTTCACTTACAACGATAACGAGTTTACCTGTCTTGTGTGCGTGTGATATCTCGAGACATGTTCCGATACTTGGTTCGTGAATGATTGTAAATAGACCATCACGGTTATCGATGTTTGCAAGATCACGATATACGAGTTCTTCACAGTCTTTTTGTGTTCTCCGGTATTTTATGCAATCCGTTCTTCCGTTCTTTGATAGAATAAGTCTGCGATCTTTTCGTGACATAGCATCGAAGAAAGGATTATGCAGATTTAGATTATAGTCACGTTCAAGTTCTAATTCGATGACTCTGAATTCGTGTCTGCGATCAAAACTGTGTGCGAGATACAAATCGAGTTTCTTTTTCATTTTTTAATTCCTCCTAATTGCCTAATTTCATCCTTTATCATCCCATATAAAATCGCATGTCCTGTTTCAGACAGATGTTGACCATCCTTATGTATCATTTCTGAATAATGTCTCGTCATGTAATTCAAATTGACATGCACACAATCATACTGATATATTAGTTTTCTTAGAACATCATTGTATGAGAAAATATTGTTTCTGACACCGTAATTTCTACATGCGATACTATTTGAAACATCGGAGATGTCGATGATGATTGGGATCGCATTTGAACTTCTAATCTTTGACAATAGTTTTACCATGTTCCAATAAAATTCATCTTTAGACACCAAAACTTTTGGGAATGTTTTAGTGAACTCATATCTATATTTTGTAATTGGATACAGTGCGATTTTTCTAACTTGGGCAGGAAAAATAGACAATATTTTTCTTGTTCTGGCATCAAGCAATCGTGGAAAACAATCAACGATACCAAGATGAACAATAACGTAATCAGATAGTAAGACGGAGAACAAACTACCATTACATGCATCTCTTGTTGTATTTCCATAAACAGAATCCATTACTATATCATAATCATTTTCAAGCAATGCTGCATATGTTTTTTCAAATGGAATATCATCTCTCGGTAGTGAAAGAGAATCACCAATTATTGCCATAGTTTTCTTTTTTTGCATTTTGACAACTCCTTAATAACATGAACAACCATCTCCGCACTGTCGCCAAAGAAGGCCAATTTTTTCTGTATGTAAATCTCACGTGATGCTGCAAACGATTTTCTATACCAAGGTTGCAAACAGGTGTTTATTGCTAAATTGAGATCACCTATATCGTTAGTTCTAAGTTCGACATCACTACCGAATTGATCAAAGAAACTTAAAAAATCTGGATGCATTAGAATGATTGGAATACCTTCAATTACTGCTTCAAATGATGTGTATGATGCCATCGATACCTGAACATCGCACCGCTTTAAAACTTCTGTGAATGGTTTCTCTTTTCCTATTATTTCACAGTTTGTTAAACCAGAGAACATCTCAAAGTATGATTCTTTATTCTCAGATGGATGAACTTTAACAATGAATTTTATTAGTGGATTTTGTGTCACAACATCTACTAATTCTTGTCTAAGTAGGACATCTTGTCCAGGTTTAAGCAATCCCATATCGATCAATCGTGAATACGGTTGTGTGCACAATAGCACCGTTGGCTTACCCACCGTGATTTTAACTTTATTATCAATACACCGATCAAAAACGTGATTTCCAACAATGAGTGTATGATCAATCACTCGCTTATTTTTAATCTGACTTGCAAAATCATCATTCCACAATAATAGATAATTGCTTGATCGTTCACATCCATATACGAACTGATGTCGTTCAACCGGAAGATTTAAAAGTTTATTGCATAGAATATAACGAATACTTGCAGTTATTTTTTGTTTTAAAGAATAACCTGGGGTATCTATAAAACAAGGTTGAATAACAAAAAATGAAACCTTGTTCTTGTATGCCCAATCATTTATTAATCTGGTTGCAACACCGCCCATGTCAGATGTTGTTATGATAGCGTCAGGTTTCAATTCTTTAAGCAATGAATCAATGTTGTTTGCAAGTCTTTGTTTTAATTTTAAAACTTTAATTATATTTTTAAGTGGATCGTGATGAATATAATAATCAATTGATTCAATGAGATATTTATCAAGTTCAACGAGATCATCGAATCCCATTTTATGAACAGTGCTGAATAAATGTTTTTTTGGTTCTTCATTTGTATCGAGATAAATATTGCGATGAAATACTGCTTCGTTTGCAATACTTGAGAACAATGCATCGTTCAAGTATTTTGGGAGTGATATATAGACTATGTTCATTTATTTTCCCATCCTATCCTATTAAGAATATAGAAGTTCAATATTAGTTGTGAGATCGCAACACTCAGAGCAAGGTATGTTCCAAGCATTGCGTATGCAATCACAACTAAGATGAGGGAGGTTATTTTTAATTTGAAGTGTGTTCTACTGAAAGCAGAGCAGTCATAATTCTTATTGACAAATAGTTTCCATGCCTGTTTTAAATCAGCGAACACAAAACCTAAACTTGCTGCGGTCAATATTAAATCTGCGATCATTCGTATCGATCTCCTCTATCTGCGAATATTGTAAGAATTCGCTTACCTTTTAATTTCTGTGCAACAACAAAGTTTGCAGCAGACGAATATCCAATATCGATTCCATAATCGAATCGAAGCATATTTTTAACCGTGATGACCTCATTCATGGTAATATCATGGACTATTAGATTACATTCTCGTGGTTTAAGTGGTAGTGGAACACCATCACTCGTTCCTTCGATAGCACCGTCTATACAACGAAATGTATGGTAGTTTGCACTTGGGAATACGTTAAATAGCCCTGCAAGAGTGCCGGAAGTGCCTATTCCAACGACAATATCAGTTGGTGGGTAATAAATTGGCCTGTGATCCAATGCTGACATGAATTCAGGTTCTATTTCTTTTGCCATAACTGTCTGTGCAGCTAAGTTTGCAATACTATCGAACTGATTGGTCCATGTTGTGGGTGTGCCAGTTTTATTGAACATGCTTAAATCTTTCTGTAATTCTGTCATGCTATCTTTAATATCTTTACATGTCACAACAGTTGCACCATACTTTAAGATCATTTCTACCTTTCGTTTTGAAGTTGTAATTGGTAAATAAATTATACACTTACCGGAAAATCCGAGTGCTGAATACAATGCAGCGAGAGAAATTCCAGTATTGCCACTTGTGGCCTCCATAATTGTATGATTCTTAGGAACTTTTGAAAGCATATATAGTGCGGTGCGATCTTTAATCGATCCGGTTAAATTCATAAATTCACATTTAATTAGAATGTTATCTATTGACATGCACGGTGTGTTTCCTATTAGTCGATTTACATTTATTGTCATTAATTCATCGCCACCCTTTGACCATCATTCATACAATTTTTAAATTTATCGTTGAAAACCGAATAGTGAGTTATTCCTTTTGATTTGCAGAATTCAATTACTGCCTGTTCATCGACTTGTTTCGTATAGAGTATGTGTCTCTTATCCTCTGCATCCCACCACCATATCTTCCACATTCTAAGTGGTTGATCAACTGGTGGTGTGGTCGGTTCGACCTTTTTATATGTATCATCCGTGTTTAATTCATCTTGCGACATGTTTCCTCAAATAAAGGAAAAAGAGATTGACTACCGGTCAACCTCGACTTTCAGATTATATGCGTCTTTGCCTTTTCCGGTTTTGAACATACCGAGATAAGTGATCCGCACAACATCACCCTCTTTCACTTGATAGACTACTTTATCACCGTGACCCATCTGTTCAACAAGACCGGTCTTTCCAGTTATCACCAGAGGTTTGTCAACTCCTTTCACTCGCATTTGGTAAACTTTTTTATATTGCGGTGAATCTCGAATCTTCTCGATGATTCCTTCGATAGATTGTTTTTCATCTACCACGTAAGAGTTTGTTTCTTGTCCTGGTTTAACTTTTTCTTTACCAAAGACAACAAATAAAATTTCCTCACGTTGTTCTTGAAACGCCATCTTCTACTCACCTTCCTCCGATGATGGATCGGTCTTTTTATATTTTTTTAGAGGTATAGCGGTTGTCCGTGATCTTAACAATTCGAGCACCTGACTTATTTTAAACGCATTCCGGTGGAAGTATTCATCGTATCCGATTGCCCGAGGAATCAGATAGCACCCGTATCCTTTTGCAGACAGGTTCGCATGAACTCGATCATTCATTGTGGCCACGTAATTAAATTTTGGTAGTTCTCTTGGGAACTCAACAAGTTCTTCAAAGTTAATTGGGTCTGAAATGATAACATATTTTGGGTATCTGAAAACAATCGATAACATTTTCTTAACCATTTCAGTAGGAATAAGAATCGGATTGTCCTCAACACAGATAATGATCTGATCATACTTCTGTTCAATTGCCATGACTGACATTATCATGCCAAATGTTGGTGGTTGTGCCGTTACTGGAATTAAACAGACCTTCATATTTGCGGGTAATTCTTCTGACATCTTAATCACTCTCTTTGACATAAACCAGTGGAATGAATATATCCTTTCCTTTTTTCTTTGTGACGAGAACTGCTTTAAGTGATAGTTTGTCAGCGAGTTTTTTTAGTTCTGCGATTTCTTTTTCTGGTGTCTTTGCTTCCGTTGCCTTGCACTGAATAAGAATAGGAACGTAGTCTAATTCTTTTCCACGAAACCAATGACCAATTGGTGGGAATGCTATCAAGTCTGCGGGTGAATGTGAACCGGCCATTCTAAATACAACGAAACCTGCTTTTTCGTAGTGTTTTTTGATCTTGTATTCGAATGCACGACCCTTCACGTAATTCTTATTGGGCATTGTCTTTCTTTTCCTCTTTTGCTTTTTCTTCTGCTTTCTGTTTATCATAATTGGTGAGATCGATATCCATTGCACCAACTACTGCCTCGAGATTATTTGCGATATGCGGTGATCCCAATTTGAGAAAGATTTCTCTCATTTCAGTTATGACTTTGCGTGAGTTCTTGTAAAACTGAATAACTGATTTTTCAAGCGATTCGATTTCTTCTTTTGTTGGTTTACCTTCATCGTCTGTCATTATATTTTTCCTCCTAATGTTCGTTCTAATATTTTCACATCTTCTGGTTCGAGTAGGTCAACATATCGAGCAACCTCTGCTCGTAGTAGTGTATCCGCTTCTGTGAATGATTCTGCCTCGGTGATTTCCAATGTCACAGACTTAAACTTCTGCGGGAAGATCACAATTTTTTTAGTAACTTTCGCCATAGGAATTCCTTACTATCTATTATGTTCGTTCTCCTTTATATTACTTTTGTCTATTATTTTATTGTTCATGCAAATAGCACATATTTCTTTAAAATCTATAATTGGAAATAATTCTTTTCCACATAGTTTACATTTTCCACCAATCCAATTGTTTTCCTTTATCCATCTTTTAATATCATTATGAAATTCATTCATTATTTTATCAATATTATTCATTCTCATTCCTCGATGATTATATTATATTTATCCTTTGCGATCTGAATAACTTTATTGTAGATTTCCGGAGTTATGCATCCTGGTTTAACTTCATCGCAACGTATGAGTCCATTTAACATGGCAATTAGAGTCACTGGACCACCACCAGTTCCGCAACGGAAACAGTGCCAGATTCCTTTCTCAACATTGACACAGAAGTTACCACCAGTTGATGAACCGTGAATAGGATGTTTTCCTTGCAATTCATTATTTCCCTTTGCGGTGTATTGACCGGTCAATACTTTTCTTACATCGATGAATTGATAATTGGCCGATTCATTTCTTTGATAGTGTTCCATTGATTGCTCTCTCTGAATGTAATTCTTAAGGACTTCCTCGATCTGCGTTTTCGTGACCGTAGCGATCTCCGAGTTATCGATGATGATATACCTATTATTTGATGGGTGAATCGATCCAGGGCCTATAACTTGCGATCCCTGCCACTGAATTTCCCCGTAGTGGTTCTTTTCCTTGTCCTTTAGCACAATCTTCTTGTCGAGATCGGGCACGAGGTAATAGAAATGATGACCACCTGAACCGGTTCTTATTGTAAAAGTTCGTGGTAGCTTTGCCTTAACGATTGCTGCAATAAGGGCACTGTCTGCGTCAATAACTGCAAGATTGCCATAGCCACAACATACACCATAGTTTCCTCCTTTATCAATTTGTGAAATTAGATCACCTTCGAAATACTTGAAGTTATTTGTATTCTGCCAATCGGCATCTAATGGCCTCTTTCTCGCAGATATGCCATCCATTGCAATTCGGATGAATCTAAATTCACTCTTTCTCAATTGGTGTGGTATCACGATCATCCTCTCGCTTAAATTTTGAAAGGTTCAACATGCGATGCTCGTTTCGTCTACGTTCACGTTTCGCTAATTCTTTGAGTTTCACCGCACGGTGATTCGGTCCGAAGTTAACCTCTCCGGTAGTTAAAATTTCAAAGTTTCGCCTTCCCATCGCCTTTTTATTAGCTTTTGCCATTATTCAATCAACTCCTGCATTAATATAGACATGATCTTTAATATATTTTTAGGTAGTGGTAGATCATTGAACCACAGTAGTTCCTCATGCTCTAAACAAATTTCTTCTGCGATTTCTTCTACGAATTTTCTAACACCAAGAAACTCATGGACATTATTTACTTTCATATTGAATCCTCCGTGATAATTGTTTTCTGATCTCGATCTCTGCTGACATATTTCATACTCCATTAATATCTCTTGCAGTTAGATTATATTTCTGCATGAGCTTGTCGATTGCTTTTTGTGTGAATACAATGTCCTCAAGGTGGCGAATAACACTCGATTGATATGCCTGTTGCAGCACTGGAATGTTTGCACTCGCATAACGGTTTGCGTCTGCCTGTCTCATTGCCAACACGTGTCGATACTTTTCTTCCTCGAGGAATGCAACGAAGTGTATTGTCTCATTGCGATCAAGTTTGTCCTCATCAACAAAGTTACCGGCCTTTAATTCAATTACCATGATCTAACCTCCATATTGTCAGTGCTTTGTTCAAGAGTTTTTTTTCTGCATTGATTGCCGTCTTATCGGGGTCTTGCTTGAATTGTTCGAGTTCAATTAATCGGCCTTCAATGTTTACAGATTTCCATGCACCACAGTAAGGGCACATTGGTTTAAATTTTTTATCTTTCCGTGTATCGTGTATTTCTTCGATGTCGATATATGTTTTCTTACAGTGTTCACAATACAAATGATCTCCTTTCATATTACACCTTCCTTTTAATTCGAGGTTTCTTTCCACGTAGTGGTTTAATCTCAACTGCCTTTATTTGTCTGACGATCTTCTTGTTCTTGAGTTTCCGGCCTATCCTGGTAGGTTTGTATTCAATATCCTCAAGTATTGCAACACTATTAACGGTTTTCTTGACAATTCCAAATATGCGATTTGTCTCTGGATGTATCCTCTCCTTTCCTCCAATTGCGTCTTGAGTTGTGATCGTATTGCCATTGAGTGACACGATCTCCGAAATTCTGAATGCACCGTTCTTGTCTACAAAATAAACATACTTGCCAATTGTATTCTCGATCTTCATAGTTCAACTCCTTGTTCAACGAATTTGTTTAATGGCACAAGCATACAATCAGCATGAACTTTTCTACGTGCAGAGAACTGCATTGATACACTATATTCATCGAATATCCCATGAATAATCGGTTGATAATACCAATTGTTGTCATCGATGTAAATTTTTTTGTGTGAATAAATGACATACAGAACTTTTGGTTTTGGTTCTTCAATTTCATATGAGAATTCTTTTCGGTCATCGAGTGGTTTAAATCGTTGGTCCATTGCACTCACTTTAACTACAACGAAATTTTCACCAATTTTTATATCGATGAAACAATCTGAATCTTTATATTTCTCACCGTTGAATAATGCAGTTGTTACAATCATTCCATGTTTTGTCATCATCATATTCCATACCTCACAATTGATTCAAGATCATTTAATATACGGTAAGTAAACCTGCCTCGGTATCGACAGTAACCGGTATATTTATTCACACCGAAGAATATTACCAATTCATCGTTGACGTAACGAAGCAGGTCTAATTTCCGCAGCGTAATACGTGTTCCCATGAGAGGAATTGTCTGTTTCATTATTCCACCATATTGTTATCATGTGCGAAGTTCCAAACGAGTATATCTACATGAATAAGTGCGATCTCCATCCACTTACCGCTTTCAGTTCTCGCATATACACGGGCCATCATGTCTTTTGTCACTGGGTCTATATAGTATGCGATCTTGTTTGTATCATTGCCACCGATTAAAATCTCTGCGGTTGTCATTATTCATCCTCCGATCTTACAATCTTTCCTTTTACGTTTACTAATACCGTTGATCTAAGGCCCATTTCATTTCGTAGTTTGTTTCGATATGCTTCAATGTCTGGCCTATCGAACATAAACGGTATGACTATTGCCACCGGATAACTTCGTTTAGATTTAAACATTATTGTATCCTCCGTTCTCTTGCAAATTCACGATCTGAATTTCTTTTTTGTATGTGTTTATCAATGATTTGTTGGAATGTTTGCCGATTCTTCTGCGAACCATTGTATGCCTCCACAACATCAAAGAAACCATCTGGCATGTTTAGCACCCCGTGATTAATCCTTCATCTTTGCTTTTCTTTTCTACAACGGGTTGTCCTCGTTCAAATTCTTCATCGGTGACAACTTCCCAATCCATATCAAGACCTGTCGTGCCTGAACCATCTCTGTATGCGACTGCAAAACCGATTGTCATATATTTATGATCCCATTCATCACGACCAATAATGTAAAGGCCATAGACAATTGTTCCATAGATATAGTGTTGTTTGTCATCGATTCCACAATTCATACGGACATGTTTTCCAGTGATGAACTCAACTCCTTTTATGTCAGCGAACCCTGATTTTCTCATTCTTCCACCTGTTTCAATATGTTTCCTTTTTTGTCAATATATCCTGCTTCAATGAGTGCTGCTGCGGTCCGGCCATAGTGCCCTTGTAATGTCCAAGCAGAACCATCTTTAACGAGTTCAGCGAACAATTCTATGGTCTTTTTGTTAGATAACTCGCCTGATTCGTATTCAATAATCAATCCAACGTCAACCATTATATCACCGTTCTCAAGTGCTTTAATTGAATTCGCAAGAAGTCTGTTTTGTCCGTGATCTCTTTGGGTAGTGTTATTAAGTTGTCAACGATCTCTCTGACTAACTGGTGTCTCTCATTCAATATCGTGATTTGTCGGTCTAAACTCTGCATGATCTGAATGTTTATTTTCTCACGATGCTCTAATTCTGTGATCTGTTTCACGAGAGATATTTTGTCTTTCTCCATGTCCTCAACTGCTGCCCGTAATTCATCAAAGGTCAAGTTCTCATACCATTTTCTTTCGGTCATAATCAATCCTCCATTCTATATTGTCGTGCCACCTTTATATTAATTTCGGTGGTTTTTTCCTTTTCTTCTCCGAGAATTCCTCAGAGAAATTCATTTCTTTTAATTGGCAACCCTGCACCAATCATATAGCGATCTTCTTTGAACCATCTGTTTTGATCTTTAATTTTGTCGAAGCCACCGGTTGCTGCAACTCCCTCGTATTTAAATACCAGATAGTGAATTATTTCGTGAGACATAACGTGGGAGAATACATCATCAAAGGGTAATTTTGTCCGATTACAAACGAGACTCACCCTTGGTAAAAATATTGTAATGTAGTTAGATATTACCTCCCCTGAATTCTTCCACCTTGCGACATGGTGGCCCAGGGTATTACCATATAGGTTGCACTTGATTCTAAATATCATCTTAACTGGTTTGTCCTTAAGAATCGGTTTGTCTATTTTGTCGGTCCGTTTTGTCGGTGTGTTTTGTCCGGTTTGTCCTAAAATTAGTTGGACCTTGGGAACTTGCACATCCTCTGGTTTAATCACGTTTTGGTTTTCCGGCACTTGGTCCGGTTTTACATTCTGACATTCTGCCATGTATAGTATTATGTCGTTTCGTGTTTATATCACTTTCGAGGCAGAATTACATTTTGATCTTTTTACATTTTGACATTATGTCACTTTCGATTATCTTTTTCTTTTAATGGTAATATAGCCCAAACGGTTAAAATCGTTTTACGGGCCTATAATCGGTTTTTAAATTAATGTCAAATAAAAATCTGACATTATGTCAAAAAGGCATTCTCCCTCGATAGTTATATAAGGAGGGAATGACATAATATAATATAAGGAGTGATAAAAAAATGATTGAAAATATTAAGCAAACACCAAAAAACCTTAAAGCATGGATAGCGAAAAAAACCGAAAATAAGAGACTCTGGTTAAAGAAAAACCCAGGTTACTTTAATTAAAGTCTCTTTATTATTTCTTATTAAAGGAGTGTTTAATTATGGAGAATCTCATAAACGATTTAATAACACACGCTAATAAAAATCAAAATGGTTTTACTGTTAACATTAAAAACGGTAAGATTCACGAGTTTAAACCCTCTGATAAATTAAGATACGTTACCGCTATTAAAACCATTATTACAATAGAACACTATAAAGAGACAGTGACCCAGTATAAAGAAGTAATTCGACACCAAACATATATTATATATCCATTTTTATTTAAGGATGGAAAAATTAAAAACAATAACTTCTATATGGGAGGGTGGTATAACGAAAAGGAAAACTCCTATTATATAGAAATAGTTCAAATTTTCGAGAATAAAATCGAGGCCATGATAACGGGAGAATATTTAAGACAGTATTCTATTTATGATTTACTCGAGAAAAAAGAGTTAATCGTTAAGGATTACTTCGAGGCCCTTAAGGATGACGATTTAAAACTGACTGAGTGCCAATATGTAAATATTGCACCAAACATTAATAAGGGAGAAACGACACAATAGTAATTAAGGAGTGTGTGAAAAAATGATATTTATTGGAGTAATTGACGAAAACGAAATAAAAGAATACCAGTATATTTATAAAACGGTTGTAGTAGAAAACCGTATTAGACAACTGGCACAGGAGGCCCGATTACATGACTGAGGACCACGAAAGCGAGGAATTACTTATTAAACCCAAAAAATATAAATATGTTCCCAAAGTAATAATTATTCATATGTGGGAAGGGTGTTAAAGTTACGGGTGCTCACATGAGACAGAAACCGAGTTTAAAATTAAGTCAATGGAGAAAATTAAACGGTGTTCCCACCAATAAAATATTAAGAAAAAAAATAATTGAATACAAAAATAATAAAGATTGGTATAAGAATACACACGAGGCCATTAAGCAGTTATTCCCGCACCCTTACGACAGAAACCTATTATTAAAATTAATAGCGGTTACATCACAGAGAAATAGTTTAACGGTTAATGTAGAATTCGCTTTAAGTGCATTCTACGCTATTAAAAAAGGTAATGACCCCTTAACCTTAGATTATGGCCTCGCTTCCCCCAGTATTCGAGGCAATATTAAACGAGTGCTTAATAATGACTTACCACACGGGAATAAAATTAAACCGTTCACTCTGTGTTTACTCGGTGACGAAAAACAAATAGTTATCGATTCATGGATGACAAAATTATTTATTAATGGTAAGAGAAAAACACCAAACAAAACAGATATTAAACACATGCAAACAATAATTAATAAGTTCTCCGATGAAATGAACTTAACACCGTGCCAGGTTCAAGCGTGTTTATGGTGCTATGTTAAAACAGAAATGAACGACACAAATAATAAAGAATCTTACGATTACTCCCACTATATAAGTGAGAATGCAATAAAAAATAGGAGTGTGTAAAATGACAAAAAAAATATATGTATATTGGAGTAGTTCAACAGGGTTTTTTAAAAGCCCAAAGGCCACCGAGCACGAAAGCGACCCCGACATTACTTATTTAGGGGAACTTACCGAGGTAATCGAAAACATGTTAATGTTTACCAAGGAGTGTTTATAATGTCAGAATACCTTTATATTGTAATGGTAAGCGAGGCCAGTTTAAAAGACCCAGTAGACTTTTACCTCGTGCAATTAAGTAAACCCTGGGAGAATTATAAAAATGACCCCCTCGAGTGTTTCCAAAATAACCATAACTCAGTAATGGCCTACCCGATTAAAACATTAAAGGGTAACTTAACAAAGTCAAATAAAAATATCGTGTTTAACGTGACCGACACACGAAAAATAAAAGACTCGGTTAAGTCAATCGAAGCGAACACCGTAAACAAGGAGGGCCAATAATGACCGGAGAATTTATATTAAGTATTGCATTAAAAAAGCGTGTGTGCCAGTGTGGGAAAATTATAAACAAGGGAGAAAAACACATAAGGTTTATTTATTACCCTGGCACACAGTTTAATATAACTCAAAACTTATGTAATAAGTGCCTCGATAATATGCACAGTGACGTTAAAAAGCGAACACCGATTAAAGAACACGTTACCCGATGGCCAAACACACTTAAGTAAACACTCCTAAAGGCCAGAATTCCAATTTGACATAATGCCAAAGTGTAATTCGATCAAAACGACATTATGTCATTCTGGTATTCTGCTTCGAAACATTAATAAAGGATGAACGACATAATATAATATAAGGAGTGTCTAAAAATGGAAAAAAATATAGTGTTTGTAGGAAGCGAGGAAAACTTTAACCGTGTGTTAATGGTTTTCTTAAATTATGGAGTGTGTTAAGATATGAAGCAATTATTAAAACTTCGAGAACCACAAGACCACGTAAGAACACCAGAGGATTTATTTAAAAACATCCAAAAAGTAAACATCGAATACGAAAAGGAAAACCTAATATTAATAACCTTGAACACTAAAAACCAGATAATAAACTCCTACATAATCAGTATAGGCACTCTTGACGCTTCCCTCGTGCACCCTCGAGAGGTATTTAGACACGCCATAATTGACTGTGCACACAGTGTAATTATAGCACACAACCACCCAAGCGGTGACGTAACACCGAGTAATTGCGATAAGGAGGTTACACAGTTATTAATTAAAGCATCTGACATTATAGGTATAGTTCTACTTGACCATATCATATTTAACAAGCGTGAGTTTATCAGTATGGGAATGCTCGGTTTAATGAGGTTAAACAATGAAGTTAAACCCTGAGTTAACGATAATAAAGAAACCTGAAAACAAGAAGGTTATACTATGGTATTAAATCTTAAGCGTGTGATACAAGCACTCAAGAATATAAGAGTGTGGCCTGTGATAGAGCTATATAGTTATTACGAGTTAACACACGTAAGGAGTATTAATAAAGACTGTGAGTTTTACGACAGAATAAAGCAGTATTTCAAGACATTAAGAGTTAAGTATAAACCTTAACTAATTAAAGGTTATTACATTACATACTTTATACTATTAACCTTGTTAAGTTCTCTGCATGTTCTCGGAAAGTAACGCCCATTTTTATTTAACCTTAAACATTAAATCATAACTATATAATGATTAATATAAATCTAAATATATATAACTCTTATTATAAATCGATCAAAATACTATGCACCCACGCCCGTTTTTATCTTCTGCGAATTATATTTATATTAATATATTAATGGGGAAATAAAAATCAGGGCCTCGATTTATATCTGTTGATTAATATAATTTGATTAATATTTAATTAATAATATATACCCCATATTATAAAACCCGCAGGATAAAAATGAAACGTGGGGTAGTGCCTTCGATCCGGTGGTCAAATTCTGCGAAGATCACCCAAAAGTGAGTAGAAATTAATTTTTAGGTAAAATAAACCTGTAAAGCAACAACCTTAACAGTATAACTACCAGGGTATTTTAATTCTTACCCTGGCAAATTTCCCTCCGAGAGAACTATCATTTACCAGGGCTACCATAGTATTTTTCCATTTAATAATCAACTTGCCCATGACAACCTTTATCGACCTATGGAATTACGATTATAGCACTTAAATAGGGATTTTACTATGGCAATGAGCAAAACACGGAGATCGCCCAACAGGAGGGATTTTGAATTTACCAGGGTATTTACCAGGGTATTTTACCCCGCAATAGCACAATTTGACTTTTGATATATAGGTAACATTTATATATGTGTAGTTTTACTTACATATAGACGAAAGGTATATAAACCATGAATTACATAATATACACTATCGGATGGCACACGAACCGATTCTGTGGGATCGTGTCACAGTCTACGCACTGTGCCCACGACAAAGATCGGGCCATCCGGTCACAATTAAATCGGAGAACTATGGCAGAATGTAAACTGTGCGGGTGTGATCTCGCAGAAGAAATGGAAGTCATCGATGGAGATTACCGGCCACGTAACATTGTGTATTCGAAGGACAAATCTAAACAATATTACTTGTGTGATCGGTGCAAACGAATCTTTATTCGAACCAGAAATCAGGTTACTAAATTTATCAAAGCGGATATATTTTGGAGTGAGTAGATATGGAAACAAAAAATTGCGTTAGATGTGGAAAACCGGCCAAGTTTTGGAGTGGTCATGTTGATTACTTTACGGCCCTTAAGATCGTAGGCAGACCTGGAAAAAAATTCGTTTCAAAGATTGAACGCAAGTCTGTTCTCGCAGGATGGTGTTCGAAACGGTGTTACAACGATGTTGGATTCTGTGGAATGTTTAACCCTTGGATGGGAGAAGTTAAAGGAAAGATTCCATCCATGTGCAAATGTGCAGATCATCGAGACAATATGATTCATATCAATTGGTGTCGATTCCGGTGCTGTTTGGGTGCTATTCTATTCGCAGAGGGTATCGTTCTCGGAATAGTTGGTGGTGGACTGTTCTCACTCGCATTTACGGCAATGGGCCTTTATGTTATTCTATCGAGGAGATGGAAATGAGATGGATCACCGAGGATCGAGAAAAGAGAGATATCTATATTTGCACGATGTTAATACTCGGATATGCTTTTGTTGATTTCTTGGTTGTTCTATTTTCAATGGTAGGGTGGATAAAATGATAGAATGCGGAGAATGTTCCGGAACTGGATTAATTTTCCAAAACGCAAGTGATGACAAACCTTCGAGTTGGATTGAGTGTGTCAAATGCAATGGTAGAGGACAGATCGATCCATTTGAAGGAAAACTCAAACCAATAAATGAATCAGGACCAAAGGAGTGATTACATGGAAGATAAACCAAGGATTGAGGACACAGTAGATGAAGCCATACGGAGATCACAAAATAAGAGAGAAGTTAAGTGCCTGAAATGCCAGGGAATGGGTGGCATCATGTGGCGTGATGGAGAGGAGAAACACTGGGAAGATTGTGATCAGTGTAACGGAACAGGTGTGATAAATAAAGTAACGGCAGATAAATTAATCGACAACTGTAAAGAAATAGATCAGATTGACAATGCAATTTTAAAAGTCATAGTCACTCGAGCAATAAATCTTTGGGGAGAACCGGCACAGATCAACATGGCAATCGAGGAGTGTGCAGAACTTATCGTGAAACTTGTGAAACTCGGAAGATTTAAGAATGGATCGGAGATCAACGAAGTAGTGAGTGAGATTGCATACGTTGAGATTATGATGGCCCAGTTGCGATTGATCTTTGGATCAGATGCAGTAGATGAAGAAAAAGCAAGGAAACTGAAAAGGTTACTCTCGAGAATTCAAGACTCAGAACAGAAGCAGGGCAACAATGACAGTTAAAGTCACACACGCACAGAATTTACTATCATACAAGTTATCAAATTTATTTTTAGGTGCGAGAAATCGTGACTGTGGAAAACTAATATACTTCATGGGAAAGTATGCATCGAGACTTTTAGTTACATTCATGGTTATTTTTCTCAGATCGGATATTCAAAGTAAAGTTCCATATTCAACAATTTTCAATCACGGTGGGATCGGTGTGGTCATCGGTAAGGGCATTAAAATCGGGGGTCATTGCATAATTGGACAGAACGTGACTCTCGGATCACGAAAGGGTGGAGTTCCAACAATTGGGTGGGGTGTGGTAATCTGTGCCCACTCAATCATCATAGGGCCTATCCACGTGGGCCACCACTCTATTATCGGTGCGGGTTCTGTGGTAATTGACGATATTCCACCATATTCCGTTGTAGTGGGCAATCCGGCCCGTGTGGTGCATACCATACAATCAGAGGAAGAATACTGGAAATACAAGAGAGGAAGGGTATAGACGAAAGGATTATAAACAATGATGAACAAAACATACTATATTCAGAGTTGATTTAATGGCAGATGATGAATTGCAGAATTCACAAGATGTTGCAGCAATCGTTGCTCAAATTAGATCAAAGAAGAATATTTATTTTAGTCGTGATAAACTCATTGCAAATAATTTAGCGGGAGATATCATTTATGATAACTTCGACTCAGTAAATTTTACTGGGATTAATCGTGGTTTTATTGTTATCAATTCCAAAGACTGTGAAATTTATCGTTATCGTGATGGTGTTTACTTAGACGATGGAGATCGATTCGTAAAAGCGATAACTCGGCAGATTCTTGGCGATAAGGCGACTAATCAACGTGTAACTGAGGTTGTAACTGCTGTTAAACAATTTGCGGGTCTATTGGTAGAACGTGAACAGTTAAATAACTACGTTAATCTAATTAATCTCCAAAATGGTGTTTACAACACAGAAACCGGAGAACTCTTACCGCACGATAAAAAGTTTTATTTTACGAATAAAATGGAAATTTTTTATAATAAAGATGCAAAATGTCCAAATATTCAAAAATTCTTTTCTGAGGTTCATCTACCAGATGATGTGTTATTAATACAAGAATTATTCGGATACTGCATGTATCCAAGGTATGACTACCATAAAATTTTCTTTATGATTGGAAACGGTAGAAACGGTAAATCAACTGAACTATCACTCATACGTGCATTTATCGGTAAGAAGAATATTTCATCTGCAACGATACACGATCTCATCGATTCAGAATTCAATGCGTCACAATTATTTGGTAAACTCGCAAACATTTCAGGTGATATTGGATTAGACATGGTTCAGGATACCGGAATTCTAAAGAGACTATCAGGTGGCGATTCAATCATGGCCCAACACAAATTTGGTCATCCATTCGAATTCGTTAACTTTGCAAAATTAATTTATGCTTGTAATAATCCACCAGAGATTAAAGACTCATCAGATGCCATGTGGGGTCGTATGATTCACTTCACTTTCCCAAATACGTTTTTAGATAACGCACCAGGAACAGACCCCAATCTTATTTTAAAATTAACAACTCCGGAAGAATTATCAGGATTATTTAACTGGGCAATGGATGGACTAAAACGATTAAAAGCAAACGGAAAATTCTCATACAATAAAACAGTAGAAGAAAACAGAAAGTCATATGAAAGAAAGGCAGACCCAATAAAAGGTTTCGTTGAAGATATCCTAATATTCTCAGAAGGATCGGCAATTCCAAAAGATGTCATGTATAAATTATATTCAACGTGGTGTAAGGAATCAAAAGTTTCAATGATCAATGAAGCGTGGTTTTCAAGAAAATTAAAAGACGCACTTCCTGGTTGTTATCCAATGAGATCAATGTCAGAAGGTAACAGACAACAGGTTTTTATGAATGTTTCACTAAAAGATGAAAGTTCTCAACTTCCATTACCAATGTCAAATGAACCACAATCACCACAGAGAAAACTCGATTTTAAAGAATCACTATCAGATCGGATAAATAATTTATTAACGTGTATTGAAATGCACGAGCAATCAATGACAGACGAAGAACTCGATGCGGAGGGTTTCGATTCAGAATTCATAGAGAAATGTATCGAGCAAGGATTAATACACAGAAAACCAGATGGAACAATAGGGGTGTGATGTTAACTATGGTGCACAAGAAAGAGAAAATTCACTTGCAATGCGGATATGAGGATCAGTGTAAATCAAAGAACTGTTTAAGATGTCCAATAAAACTCGCACTTACAAACACCAAACTAACACTCGCAGAGGCAATCGCAATTGAGGATTTTTCAGTAGTTGATCTCGATGCATGGGCAGCACACAGTTATGGTAAGTCACAACGTAACTTGACACAGGATATCATGCGAAAGATGATGAAAAGGATTATTTGGGAGAAGGAGGGCCGATGGCGAAGAAAGATAGTAGCATTCTTCCGATTCCTTTAGACTGTCCAAATTGCAGGATCAACGATTTTCACGTATGGATTTGGGAAGGCGTGAGAATTTACCAGTGCGATAACTGTCTCGAGTGGTTTGTGGAGGGTGAATTATGCCGGTAGAACGAAGATGCCCAATGTGCAGCAAACCAACAAAACGACCAATAATGAACTGGATCGATGACGATGGAAAAGGAAAGAGATGGGTTGCTCGTGGTTGCATGTTCTGTTATCTTGGATGGAAGAAAAAGAAATTAAAAGAGAACGATGCAAATGATGATCCGGATGATATCTTATGATAGACAACAAGTATATATAGTAGAAACGACATAATATATATCAAGGAGAAAAAATGCCAGAAGGTTGCTTATCGTGTCCAAACTATTCTGAAACCAAATTAGCAGATGGCACGATAATTCACAAATGCAAATTAGAGAAATGCTGCAAGGATGGTAAATAATGAATGACAGACGAGACTACGAACCCATTATGTGCAAGATGCAAAAGACCGATGGTTTGGGTCAAAGGAACTCTTTTATGCGTTGTGTGCGACTCATCTTTGTTATGGGATTTAAATACCCCGAATACATCAGAGGAACAAGATGCCTGGGTAGATCGGAACAATGGAGTGTCTAAAAAATGACTCAAAAATCCAGAGTTGAAATTCACCTTCTGTCAAAAGATCATATACCACTAATATCATACCTTGAAAACGCAATGAAAGAAAATAAAATTGAGTATGCCATAATGATCGATAGAGCAAAACTATGTCGAAAATACCCATACATAACAGTTAACGGTTCTGTTAAATGCGTGAAACGAGTAATATTGATGAAAAGGGATGGGCATCTAAAATGATCGAGAAACACATATTCTTTGATTTGGATATCAACGAAGTAGCAATGATAATGCATACTTTTTTGAAAAAATTTGAAACAGGATACAAAACAATAAATTTTCACGTTGAAGAAGTAACATACGATGACACAAGTAAGGAACAAATTTGCATAAGTAAGCATACACTTGTAGTCATAGTCTCAAGAGAATCAATATCAAAACAAGAATTGATGAAGATATTTGATCACATGATGTTAAAAACCTCAAGGAGTCGAATATAAATGGCAAGGAGATCGAAAGACGACATAGCAGCAATTGAGAGTCTGATACAAAAAATTATGACAGAAGAAAATGAAACAAGTCCTTCAAAGATAGGAATAATATTAAAAGATAAATATAATAAAGAAGTAAGTAAACCCACACTACTTTCGATTGTATCAAGATTCAAGAATAAGAAAAATCAACAACCATCTGATCTTGAACTTGAATTTGAAGATCACCCTGAAATAATAAAAATAAACAGTCGAATAGCAACACTCGAAAAAGATTTTAAATCAGCATCGTCTGTTTCAGATAGATGTAAAATAAGTAGTCAAATAGATTCAGCACAGGAATCAAAATTAAAAATGAAAAAAACACTACGTGAAACAGAAATATTAACCGCAAATAGTAATAAAGCACAGTTCATAATAAAATTTGGTGAACCAACTGTTATTAAAAATGCAAAACCGGTTTTCATTGCGGGTAATGGCCAAGCGACAATTGATGAAGTAGTAAAGAAAAAAGAAGGTGAAAAAATTGACTCAGAATAAAATATTTATAGGAACGCCACCATTAAAAAATAGAATCTGGTTTTATTTAACATGTTGGAGGCCAGTTACAAAATATGAGTTTGCAAATCTTCAATTACAATTAATCACAATTTTAGAAGGAATAAGAGAGAGTGACATGCAACACTATCAGACTGAAAAAATGTTGGCAGAAGAATTAAAAAAATTATATGACACGGTTCATGGAATAGGACCAAGAAAAGATTCCGATAAAAAATCGGAAGATCAAATGTTTGGATAGGTGAAAAAAATGACGAATCTAAGTCAATTTACGAAGGCAGAACTATTGAAAATGGCAAATCAGTTGTGTAAACACAAACACACATATTTGGAACATCCAAATTGTTACTTAAAAGAAAGAAAAATAGAATTGAAAATAGGATATTTCGATATTGAGTCAGGTGGACTTAACGCAAATTTCGATTATATGCTAACTTGGTGTATCAAAACCGGTGGAAAAGAAGAATACAAAGAAGGTGTGATCACACAAGGTGAGATATTGGAATACTCTTTTGATAAAGGGATAATTAAAGAATTGATAAAAGCACTAAAAGAGTATGATGTTATTGTGACATATTATGGAACAAAATTTGACATACCATTCATAAGAACTCGAGCAATGACACACAAATTAAAATTCTTATCATTCGGTGCAGTTCAACATAAAGATGTTTATTATATGGTGAAGGGAAGAATGCGATTAGGTCGAAGTTCCCTTGACTCAGCGTGTGCAGCACTTGGCATAAAAGGAAAAAACCACATTAAAGGAAACTTTTGGATGAGAGCAAAAGTTGGTGATCCAACTGCATTGGCATACGTTTTAGATCACAATAGGAAAGACTGTCAAATATTAGAAAAACTTCATTTACGAATATTGGAATATGTGAAAGACCAATCGAGATCAATCTAAGGGATAGCACATGGTAATGAAAGAATGCAAAAATCCACTATGTCGAATCATCTTCGAAAGTAACAGTTATCAACAAGAACTTTGTGGTGATTGTTACTTAATTAAAAGACGGGCAGATTTATGCAGAGCAAGGAAAAAATATAAGGATACTCACCCAAAGGAACAAATAGGCAACCCAAAAGATGATGCAAAGATACTCAGATTTCTCCGAGAAAAGCGAGAAAAAGAAGATCGCAGACATATGGCATCCAACAGGAGAAAACGGTGCTGATCCCCTTATATTGAGGATACAATACTATCCATAACAGACAACATAACCTTGCAAGGTGTTCTATGTCTGATTTAGAGGAACTCATTTTAAAACGACCAAGGGAATTTCTCCCAAAACAACGTCAAGTTTTTGACTTTGTATTTATGGATAATATTGGTGAAAATGGAAAGAATATGAATAACTATGTTTTATATAGTGGTGCTGTCGGTGCAGGAAAAACAATGCTTTTAGCACACGTTGGAATTAAAGCAGCGATGGATTACCCAAAAAGCATAGGTTTCGTTGGATCAAAATCATACACACAATTGCGAGATGTAATTTTTAAAACATTTTGCGATGAGATAGACATGTATCAAGAAGAATTAAATAAAAATGACATTCCAGTTCAATTGGCCGTCTATACAATTTCGCCTGGAAAAATGAACATCGTTTTTTATAATGGATCAGAAATTTGGTTTAGATCATGTGACGATGCAGAGAAAATAAAAGGTAGAAATTTAGATTGGTTCGAACTCGATGAACCAATTGAGATGTCCGTTGATATTTTTAAACAACTAATGGCACGTTTAAGAAATAAAAACATGCCGTTGCATTTTGGATTATTGGCAACAAATCCAGGTGCAGAAAACCATTGGATTTATCAATACTTTTATTCTGATAAAAAAGATGGTTATTTTGCAGTAGAAACAAGCACATACGACAATGTTCTCATTCCAAACTATGAAGAATATATTAAGAGCATGGAATCTCGTTATGATGCAGATTGGGTTCGAAGATTTCTAAAAGGAAAATGGGGTGCATTCGCAGGTCAGATTTATAAAATGTTTGATCCGGAATCAGAGAATCCTGATCATAAAAAAGTAGTCCGGCCATTCACACTTAAAAATTTTAACAATTTTGATAAATTCATAGCGGGAGTAGATTGGGGTATTCGTGATCCATGCTGCGTTCTCGTTATTATGAAAACAAAAGAAAACAATCTTTTCGTTGTTGAAGAAATATACGAATCAGAAAAAACATCGGGTGAAATAGCACATATAATTTCCGATCTTCACACGAAGTATCACTTTACAAAAGTATATGTTGATCCATCTGCTGCCGATCTAACAACTCAAGCATTTAATCTTGGTGTTCCATGTGGAAGGTATGATAATAATGAGGTTCATTCATATGCGAACAATGATGTTAAACCAGGAATAGCAAAACTTCAATCAATTTTCAAAAACCATGTAATAA